TCCAACAGGCGAAGAGTCAGGCGGAGCAACACCAAAATCAACAGTACAAACAGATGCGTCAGACACACGTGGCGCAACAATGAGTAAAGCATAATTTCTATGTTGTACTTGAGAGAAAACCTAACGTTTAAGGATGCAAATGTTGTTTATGAAGCAACAGAGAATTCTAATGGCGGCAAGGATCTCTACATGAAAGGCATTTGTATCCAGGGCGGGGTAGAAAACGCAAACAAGCGTGTTTACCCTGTCTCTGAGATTACCAATGCTGTAACTACCATCAACGAGCAAATTAAAGAAGGCAACAGCGTTCTTGGCGAAGTTGACCATCCAGATGATCTCAAAATTAACCTTGATCGAGTATCGCATATGATTGAAAGTATGTGGATGGATGGACCTAACGGATATGGTAAATTAAAGATTCTTGAAACACCAATGGGTCAACTTGTGAAAACAATGATCAACGGTGGAGTAAAATTAGGAGTTAGTAGCCGAGGCAGTGGAAACGTAAATGAATCCAGTGGTCAAGTTGCTGATTTTGAAATTGTCACAGTTGACGTTGTGGCACAACCCAGTGCACCAAATGCATATCCAGTAGCGATTTACGAAGGACTACTTAATATGCGTGGGGGGCATAAAGTGCTTGACATGGCTCGTGAAGCGAACGGCGATGTCAGAGTACAAAAATACCTGAAAGAGGAAATGATTCGTCTTATCAGGGACTTAAAGATCTAGGAGATCAAAATGCTAGATGCTATCAAACCACTTTTGGATAGCGACCTTGTGAATGAGGAAACTCGCTCTGCTATTGCTGAACAATGGGAAGCAAAGATGAACGAAACTCGTACACAGGTTACTGCAGAACTTCGCGAGGAGTTTGCACAACGCTATGAGCATGATAAATCTACTATGGTTGAAGCCTTAGATCGTATGGTTACTGAAGGTCTAACTACTGAGATTGCTGCTATCGCTGAAGAGCGTAAAGCAATTACAGAAGACCGTGCCAAATTTGTTGCAAAAATGCAAGAATCAAGTGGTACGTTTGACCAATTTTTAGTGAAAACACTAAGTGAAGAGATTAAGGAATTAAAATCTGAAAGAGCAGATCAGCAAGCACTTGTAGGCAAACTCGAAGAATTTGTTACTGCACAACTTGCAGAAGAAATTTCAGATTTCCAGAAAGATCGCAACGATGTTGTTGAAACTAAGGTTCGTTTAGTTAAAGAAGCTCGTACAAAGTTTGATGAACTTAAAACTAAGTTTGTTAAGCATACAAGCAAAGCAGTAAACGAAGCAGTAACAGGCTATCTAAAAGGTGAAATGACTCAACTTAAAGAAGATATTCAAATCGCAAAAGAGAATACTTTCGGACGTAAAATCTTCGAAACTTTTGCAACAGAATTTTCTACAAGTCACTTAAACGAAAATCAAAAGATTAAGGAACTTGAAGCAGCAGTCCAAGCGGCTACTGCAGAAGTTGCACAAATCAATGAAAGTCTTGAAGAAAAATCTAAGATCGTTGAGAGCAAAGAGCAAGAAATTGCTCTAATTAACGAGGGTGTAGAGCGTAAAGAAACACTTAACACACTTCTTAAGCCACTCAACAAAGATAAGGCAGCAATTATGACTGACCTACTAGAAAGCGTACAGACTTCAAAGTTGAAGACTGCTTTCGATCGTTACCTACCAGCAGTACTGGACGGCAAATCAATGATTAAGGAATCTAAGAAAGAGACCATCAATGAAAGTCGTACAGAGGTTACAGGTAACAAAGAACAAAAAACAGTCCAGGTTGAAGAAGGAAACGATAACATCGTTGACATCCGTAAACTTGCTGGCTTAGCGAAATAAAGTACAACAGAGGAGACAATTAATGTCAGACGTACTATTAGAAAGCCGTTGGGATGATACCAAAGACGCCCTTCTTGAAGGTCTAGAAGGTAATCGCCGCAACAGCATGAGTGTTGTTTTAGAGAACACTCGCAAATACTTGAAAGAGGCAGCAACTTCAGGTGCATCAGCAGCAGGTAACATTGCTACACTTAACCGTGTAATTCTACCCGTTATCCGGCGTGTTATGCCTACAGTTATTGCTAACGAAATCGTTGGTGTACAACCAATGCAAGGTCCAGTTGGTCAGATTCATACACTTCGTGTACGTTATGCTGAAGCAGCAGACTCAACTGCAAGTTCACCATTTGACACAGACGCAGTTGCTGGTGATGAAGCTCTTTCACCATTTAAAATTGCTACTGCATATTCAGGCTCACTTACTACTGGTAAGGGTGACTCAACAGCAGCAAAAGAAGGAACAGGCGGTCGTGCGCTTTCAATCCAAATCTTGAAGCAACCTGTCGAGGCAAAAACTCGTAAGTTGCAAGCTCGCTGGACATTTGAAGCAGCTCAGGACGCACAGTCAATGCACGGTATTGATGTTGAGGCTGAAATCATGGCAGCACTTGCACAAGAAATCACTGCAGAAATTGATCAGGAAGTACTAGGTTCATTGCGTTCACTAGCCGCTACTGAAGAAACATTCAACCAAGCAGCAGTTTCTGGTACAGCAACATACGTTGGTGACGAGCATGCAGCACTTGCAGTTCTAATCAACCGTACAGCAAACAAAATTGCACAGCGCACACGTCGCGGTGCAGGCAACTATGCAGTTGTATCACCTGAGTCACTTACAGTGCTTCAGAGTGCATCAACAAGTGCATTTGCTCGCACAACAGAAGGCACATTTGAGGCACCAACAAACACTAAGTTTGTAGGTACACTTAACGGTGCAATGCGTGTATATGTTGATTCATATGCAGCAGACGCAACAGCAGTACTTGTTGGCTACAAAGGCTCAAGTGAAACAGATGCGGCAGCATTCTATTGCCCATACGTTCCGCTTATGTCAAGTGGCACAGTGCTTGATCCATCAACATTTGAGCCAGTCGTATCATTCATGACACGTTATGGTTATGTTGAACTTTCAAACACAGCAAGTTCATTGGGTAACGCTGGTGATTATGTCGGCGAAGTTGCAATGTCAAACATCTCATTCTCATAAGTCAAACTTATAGAATTGGAATACAGAAACAGGCTCTTCGGAGCCTGTTTTTTGTTAAATACAGTATCAGCAAAGACTGATTTATGCGGTATACCAACCGCGTAGTGGGCTAGAACCCGCAAAAGGAGAAACAAAATGGGAAGACCAATTAAAAGCGCCGAAACAGTAGGCGGAACATCAAAACTTGCTAGTGTAAACACAGTATTGCCAATCGGTGCAAGTGGACTAGGCGGCAATCAAATTATTATGAGAGCCTTTGTAACTGGTGGTAGTGCGCAGGTTACAACAAACGTTATCCAAAAAGGTACAAAACGTTTTCGTTGTACAACTGCAACTGGTACAGAAACACTAACTCTTGTGGCAGTAGTACACGGTTCAATTAGTGCAGGGCAGTGCCAGATCACTGGTACAGACAGTGCTGGTGGAACGTACTTTGCTAGTAAGTTCACAGGACGTCACTTTGTAGTGGGTGCTTTAGGCACAGGCTCACAGTTTGCAGTAGGTGATAAAGTAAATATCGTAGCATCAAGTCCAGTAGAAAATGTAAGTGTTTCTATTCCAAACGGCTAATAGTTACTTGACTACACTAAAGGGTTACAGTATAATACACTGTAACCTTTTTTAATGACATGAACAAAGACTTCGCTTTCATATTAGGCAACGGTATCACACGTTTACAAGTAGACTGTAAGGGTCTGCTTGACTGTGGTGCTGTGTATGGATGTAATAGAATATACGAGGAGTTTGCGCCCACAGTGTTAGTAAGCACAGATAAAGGAATGGCGCACGAAATACAGTATACAGGATATAGTAGTCGCAATATACACTACGTTCGTGAACAATGGAAAATAAAGAATAGTGGCGCAAATATATTACCCAAAGAATATGCAGGAATGAGTAGTGGACCTGCTGCACTAGGACTTGCATCAAATACTTGTGCAAATTATATTTTTCTTATAGGCATGGATTTAAAAGGCGTCAACAATGCTATCAATAACATATATGCAGGCACAAAGAACTACAAAGAAAAAGGTGAAAGTCCTATACATTTTGGTAACTGGGTAGATCAGATTACAGGTATTATGCAGAAGTATCCAACCAAGCGTTTTATGCATGTGAATCCACTGGATAACTTTACAGATGACAAATTTTTAAAATTTGAAAACTTTGAAACAATCAATTTGGCTGAGTTCAAAGGGATGATAAATAATACAAGTTAAGGATTACTAAAATGAGTCAAACAAAAAGTGTTACAGGCGACTACACTATTACAGGTACAGGTAGTTTTAAATCTGGATTTGGAGAAGCAGTTTTCAATGCTCCTCCTTTTGTTCCAGGATTCCAAGAACGTATTGGGGTATATGTACTTGATAATCATACAATTTTTGATGAAGATAGAATTGCTAATATTGGTACAAATACTTTTATATGGGAAACAGACACAGCCAACAGTAGTGCATTAACAGCCGCAGTTGGTACAGACTTACTAACTGGTGGATATACACTAGCAACTGGCGGAACTGACGGACATCAAACTGCAATAGCAACAGCAGGCACACCTTTTACTTGTGTTGCAAACAAGCCATGGTGGATTAAAACAAGATTTAATCTTAATGACCATGACGGTGTTGAATTTTTCTTTGGATTAACCGAAAGGGCTGCTAATGTAGACACTTGGCATTTATCAGCGGCAGGAGCAGGAGCAGATCGTGTGGGCTTTGTAAAAGGAGTACACAATGATGATGCCATTACCTTTGCTGCAACTAAGAATACCGGCGGCACGGTTTCAACAGCACTTGACACAGCGCAAACATATGATGCAGATCTTAGTGTTTTGAGTCTTGGTATTCACTGGGACGGTACTGCTATTAAGTTTTATGCCAATAAGGTTGCTACCACAGCAACTCCAGGCGATATGGCATTAGTACATACATACACAACCGCTGCAGGTATACCCGACGATTCTAATATGAGATTATGTTTGCTTGTTGAAACTGGCACAGGTGCAGTAAGCACTGCTCGTATAGAATACATCAAAGGCGCGTATACCAAGTAGACGATAAATACTATACCGCGATTGGAGTTCTTACATGAGAGCAGCAGAATTTATGAGGGCACTAGCCGATGTTATAGATGCATTGGATGGAGAGAACAGTGCTACGACATCTCAAGACGATCAAGAATTATTAGACAATCCAGTAATGATGAGCCCTCATCAGCAGGAGATTGAACTGCAAAAATCTGCGCAAGGCAAATCTAGCCCTGCAATAGAAAAACTATTGCAAAATAATGATATAGGCAAAGAAGATAATACTGGGGCAAGATAATGGCTATTAATGGTGGTCAATTTACCCAAGACTTTCGCACACAATTAAGAAAATACAGTGACGGTACAACTCGTATCGGCGAAGAAGGACGTCTATGGTATAACAATTCAGACCAAACACTTCGCGTAAGTGATGGTGAAACTGAAGGCGGAATTGTTCTCAACAGCGGTGGCGGTGGTGGTAGCAGTGGCGTAACTGTACAAGAAGAAGGTAGTAGTCTTAGCACTAAAGGCACTACGCTGAATTTTGTGGGAACTGGTATTACAGCAACCGGCACAGGTGCAACTAAAACAATTACTGTAGATGCAAGTGCTATTACTGTACAAGATGAAGGCAGTGCCTTAAGCACTGCGGCAACTGTGCTAAACTTTGTTGGAAGTGGTGTAACTGCAAGTGGCACAGGTGCTACTAAAACTATTACTATAAGTGGAGGCGGTGGCAGTGGTGGTGATGTAGCAGATGATACTAGTCCTCAATTAGGCGGCGATTTAGACATTGCTGGTTTTAACATTACTAGTGCAGTAAGTAACCAAAACATCAACATAGTTCCAAACGGAACCGGCAAACTAGTATTAGATGGCGACTTTTTACCTGCTGCAAATATTACATACAATTTGGGTAGTAGTAGTTTTAGATGGAAAGATCTTTTTCTAAGTGGCAATACGATTGACCTAGCAGGAAGCACTATTAGCAGTGACGGCACAGGAACAATTAATATTAGTAGTAATGGTGTTACTCTTCCTAGAAATAGTAAAACAGAGGACGAACGAGCTCTTGCAACGCTAAGTGCTAATAACAGTACTAATCAAGTTGTTGTTGTAACACCGTTTTTCAGTAATGCAGATGGACTAGTAACTAAAAATGCAGAATTTGAATTTAACGCAACTGTGGATAATCAACCTGTGTTCACAGGCACTGCAACCTTTACACTAGCAAATGGCGATAGTTTTGCTGAGAGTAGCATAGTACTGTTCCAACTTTAACTGATAAATATTGCTATGGCAAGCAAGATTCCACTAAGAGCAGTATTTAATGCAAGTAATGTAGCAACCGGACTAGCAGAATTTCAGTCCGGTGATTTTATTCCCCTCACACATGGCGGCATTGGTGCCGCACTTAGCATAGGTTCTGCAGGGCAAGTCCTTAAAGTCAATTCAGGTGCAAGCGCACTAGAGTTTGGTAATGTAGAGGCAGTTCTTAACATAGATGGCATGACAGACGGCACTGGTATTACTATTGTTGATGGTGATCTGTTAGCAATAAGTGACGGTGGCACTGAAAAGAGAGTTACTGCTAGTCAACTTAAATCCTACATTGGCGGTTATGATGGTGACATCACAACTATAGACATAGACGGCGGTTCTGACATAGGCGAAGCACTAGCAGATGCTGATCTCTTTATTGTTGATAATGGAGCAGGTGGCACAAACCGTAAAATGGCGGCGTCTAGAATAAAGACGTATATTGCAGATGTAACACTGACAACCGCTGCACAAACAAACATTACTTCAGTAGGTACATTAACAGGATTAACTATTGCAGATGGTGGAAATATTGGTTCTGCAAGTGACACAGATTCACTTAGTATTGATGCATCTGGTAATGTTACTGCTTCTCAAAATTTAACAGTCACAGGCAATCTCACAGTCAACGGCACAACTACTACAATTGCAACGACTAACACAGTAATATCTGATAATCTAATAGAATTAAACAACGGCGCAAGTTCAAATGCAAACGATAGTGGCATTGTAATTGAACGCGGAAGCACTGGCGATAATGCTATTATAATGTGGGACGAAAGTGCAGATCAGTTTGTAGTTGCAACCACAACTGCAACAGGTACAAGCACAGGAAACATATCACATACTAAAGCAAACTTTGAAGCAGCGGAAATAAAAGCAAGCAGTGCAGTAATTACCTCAACGGGCATAGGCACTTTGCTTACAGTAACAGGCACTGATGATGGAGCAAGCGCAGGACCTGAAATTGTAATTAAAAGAAATAGCAGTTCACCAGCAGACAGTGATTCACTAGGTGGACTAGTATTTAAAGGTGAAAATGACGCAGATCAAGCAGTAACCTATGCTAAAATACAGGCTAATGCACTAGATGTTAGTGATGGTACAGAAGATGGACAAATAGACTTTAAGGTAATGACTAATGGTTCTGCTGGTACAATAGCAACATTAGATAGCACAGGACTATATCTTAACACAGGTGCAGACATTATCTTTGAAGGTGATGGACAAGATGCACATGAGGCAACACTTACAATTGCAGATGGTTTAAGTGGTGATGTCACAGTAACTTTACCTAATGCAACAGACACACTAGTCGGCAAAGCAACTACAGACACACTTACTAATAAAACACTAACAAGTCCTGTATTGAATACAGGAGTTTCTGGCACTGCAATTAAAGACGAAGATACCATGTCGTCTAATAGTGCAACTCATCTAGCAACTCAACAATCAATTAAAGCATATGTTGATACTGAAATAGGCAACATTAGTCAAACAAGTATAACACAAGGCAACAGCAATGTTACTGTGGCAGACAGTGGCACAGGTAATGTAACTTTAGAAGTTGATGGCACAGACAGAATAACAACAGTTGCCGCAACTACAACCACAGCAACAGGACACAGTATTGTGCTTGGTGCAGCAAGCAATAGTGCTGCTGGTCAAATTAAGTTCTTAGAAGGAACTGATAATGGTACCAATGGAGTTACGCTACAAGGCCCTGCTAGTACTGCTGATGTCACAATTACATTACCAGCCGCAGCAGACACATTAGTAGGCAAAGCAACTACAGATACACTAACAAATAAATCTATTGATCTTGCAAATAACACACTCACAGGTTCACTTGCAGAATTTAATAGTGCATTACAATCAGAAAGTTTTGTTTCATTAACAGGTAGTGAAACATTAACGAATAAAACTTTAACCACACCAACATTGACTACACCTATAGCAAACGCTGGCATTCAACTTAAGAATGGTGCTACAAGCGCAGGTTTTTTAGAATTTTTTGAGGATACCGATAACGGTTCAAATAAAGTTACACTTATTGGTCCTGCAAGCACAG